TTAAGTACAACAACTCCCTGGTTACGGGCCTCCGATACGTTCGGTCCCGGCTAGACGAGTAGTTAAGCTACTAACTTGTTGGTCAGCGAAAGGGCTCCCCTCCCAGTTCTTTCTCAAGAATTAGAAGAGGACCACCTTCCGTCCTCAGAACCACTGAGGTTCCCAACTCATGATTTATTGGCTGCCAGAGGATTCTGGACCCAGAACGTGGACGGCGTTGAAGTCGCTCGGCAAGCTGCCAGGCAAGATCAATGCTTTCCGTATTCTGTTTCCATCGTCTAAAGGTAGACAATGACCGTGAGAGGGCACGAACCCAACGTTTCCCCTTCTTGGCGTCGCCGAAGAATGGGAGATTAGGAATTCGAACCCCTGCGAACTCTGCGGCTACGCTCGCGAGCTCCAGTAAGGGACCAAAGATGGTCTCCGGATCCGGAAGAGGTTTCGCTCCAGTGACCCCAACCTTACTATCAAAATACTTCCTATAACTATTATAGTCTAGGTTGTAATTGACAGATTTGGAAAGGTCCATTGGAACTACCTTCGGTAGTGACAGGACTTCGACCCAGAGTTGTATCCACTCACCGAGCGGAACTCTCAAGTCGGGCCCTGCGACGAAATCTCTCTCGTACATCCGTGAGGACAATGGCGGGAGGCGTTTAACCATATCGTCTGCCCTATCCCAAAGTCTGAATGTCCTAGCAAGAATCCCAGCATTGGTGTCGAAGACACACAATCTGAAATATTGCCAGAACACAGGACTCAGGGGAGGACAGTACGATAGGACAAGGTCATGATCTCGGTGGAGCAGGATCTGCTCGTCGATAATGGCCAAGCCCTTTTGTATGGTTGAATCGGCGCAGGCGGGCACTCTTGGTAACTGGCCGATCCGGCCGGAAACCAAGTTTGCTAAAGAGGCGTTCTGTCCCAAAGGTCCCTCTCTAGAGAATTCCAACTTACCAGCGACGCTAGTATCAGTTGGCTCCTCTATATGACACCAATGGAACAGAGCTTCCCCTCCCAGCCTGCGCTGGAACTCTTCGAAAATCTTCTCGCGAAGATGTTCTACCAAGCGTCGGCTCAGATTCCGGGCTAGCACATTATCAACCTTGATTTTGCGTATTATCGCAATATCCTCTTCTGGTAAGACATTTGTCAACCAGTCGAGAACGGAAGATATACTTAAATCCTCCCTATCAGTCTTTGACTGAAGAGGATTAAGTAGACAATAATGGACTAGTCTGAGAATCGACGAAGGTCGGCACCCAGACATCTCCGGAGTGAGGACTGTCCACTGTGCTGAAGTGACTGCCCTACGAAGTAAGGCAGAGACCTCTGTCAATGGTTTCCCAATCCGTCGGAGTATCCTTTTGGAGAATTCTAATCGCTGCGTCCATGTTGAGCATGCTAGCTCTTCACGAAACGACAACGGTGAGATATCCCCCTCTGGGATGTACCGTCGGTTCGCAAATTCAAAACAGTTCTTATCGGACTGTAATGACTTCGCTAAACCGATGGTAATAGAGAAATCGGCACACACCTCTTTATACGCCGTAGCTACGGCGCATGAAGTGGCAATGTCGACATCATCTCCTAAGATTAGGTAATCCTTGAACCACTCCTCTTGCTGTGTTGCTTTGTAATGAGCAAACTGCACTAGGCTATGGTGTACCAAGGCCATCGACGCCCAAGAAGACAGAGCACCCATCGGTTGTCCGGTCCCATACCGAACCGCCTTTGGTGTTACGTCGCCCTTCTTAACTGGGAGGTAAAAGTCACGATCAGTGAGAATTGATGCCCACAGATCCACTCTCTCCTTAGCGACGCTAGGATCCTCATCTTTCGACGAAAGAAAAGGAACTAAGACCTCTTTATAAAGTCTTAGTGGGATTGAATCTGTTGCTGTTTTCAAATCGAAAGACCAGTGTGGACGAAGTCCACGCCGGAAATATGCTTCAACAACTCCATCCTGATCGAAGGTAGCGTCATTAGACGCAATTCCTTTGAGTATGGTGAAGAGATGTTCATGCACAGGTTTGAGAGCAGCTTGGGTCCAATAATCGCAGATCGCCACGACTCGGACCTTCCCAGCAGGTTCATCTATCGCATGTAGTCTGCTTAAGATCGGTCGACCTAATAGATCAGTTGCCTTCGTCACTCGCATCGCCATTAAGAGTCCATTGGCCGTGAGGCCTCCGGACATAGGACAGTCGGTTGACAGTCCCATCCCATCTTTTAGAACCGAATCCACCGAGAAATTCTCGATAGATATCGCTTCTAGAATTTGAGACATAAGGTGATCCTTGTGAAGTTGGAACCACTCCAGAACATAGTTCCGGGGTGCGTCCCTCCATGCATGTGCATCTAACAGAGCACTAGCAGTGGAAGGACCTGATAAATTAGCACCTGCCGATCTAACCAGTAACCCTAGGGCGCTCTCATATTCGAAAGGCGGCAGCTTGCTGCCCAAGAAATGAGAAGAGATCAGTTTGGGGAAAATCTCCGAACAAAATCTCTGGTACTCGATAAACGTTTGGTTTTCCTCAAGTATTGGATGAGGTGCAATGATTGACCCTACACTAAGCTCTGGGTGCTTCGCATCCATAGCTCGGTATAGGTTTAGTAAGGAGGCAATAACCCGTATTACGGGGAGATTGTTACTCCGAACCATGTCTCTCAAAGCTCTCGGCCAGTACGAGGGGAGACCACGCGTAAGTCGAATACCCCACCCTAGGGGAACACTACTTTTGATAGGGTTTCCTGACATAAATGAGTAGAGGACGAATAAAGCAACTTTCAAATGCTTTATTGCGCCCATCTGCCCATTATGCTTAATGAGGACTTGGAGTTGTCGAGCCACAGGGGTAAGCAATTCGTGGAAACCTCCCGAATTCTTCACTTCTGTGTAGTGTAGGAGCTCACGGCCCCACAAGAACACAGTCCGGACAACTGAATCGGCTGTCTCGGAGACCATAGTTGATCCAGTAACAGTAGGAACGCTTGACCGGACTTTCGCTCGAAAGTCTAGAAAAGTTTTCCAACTTACTTTACTCAACTTTGACCACTTCGACTCAAATCCCACCGGAAGGGGGGAATTTTGAGAAGAAGTAGCAGAACCGACGACGTCAGTTTTGCTTCCGACAGTTTGAGGACGTTGCGAGGAAGGAGTGGCGATAACCATCAGGTGCATATCGTTAGAAACGCAGGTTCTACCTAGTGATAGGTAGTCTGCCTGGTTTAGATATAGAAGACTGATTGGAGCAAAAGGATCCACGGCAACGAATTGCCGTGTTTCCCAGAGATCCCAGTCAACTAGAACTAGCCAGTGCGCGACGGCACGTAGTGCCGGGCGAATCGCTAAGATTTGCTCCCGCGTCATCTCGGTACCACCGATGAGGAATTTATCCTGTCGAAGGACAAAGGATGATGAAAAGGAACGAGAAAGATAAAGCATGTTAAAAATTTAATTTTACTGTTTTATTGGACTCGCTACCTGCCTTTCCCTATTCATTTGATCGAATCGGGTGGCCAGGCCGTGAATACCCTCGAGAAGGGTAGCCATGGTTTGCGTCACTCTGTACTGATCGTTAGATCGGTATAGAACGACTCCTCCAATGACTCCTCAAAGGGCTGCTATCTTACCCACGTTGAGAACGAAGAACCGGGCCTTCCTTGTCCCGGCTAGGTTGTGAATTTAGTTTTGTACGTCGTACGAGATGACTTTTCTATTCCTAGAATCACCAACTAGCACGCAATACAAGAGGCTGGACCTCGGCGAACTTGGCGCGACGCGCCTCCGCTGTGTCCACACTCACTAGCTTTTAACGTGTTCTAAGGACCCTCGCAGGGTCCCCGGACTGTTACCAGTTAGTAGTAAAGCGATCAACATAGACAGCAGCCTTCAGGATTCATCCATTTTGATCCGATGGAAATGGAACCATACCAGAGGACAGCAACGTTGGTGTACGGTTAACACACCAAACGATGGCAGGCCGGGATTATAGGCCGTTCCCCCTCGCAAGAGGGGGCC